TGTATTCTATTTCTAGAATTACCAAAAACAAATCTTATATCTAACTCGGGATTTTGTTCTTTCACTAAAAGGTGTTTCTTCCTGTCTACTGCAGTAAAATAACCTTTTATCTCTACCAAAATCCCATTATCCAAAAGTATATCTGGCTTGTATTTATGTTTCGTAGAAGGTTTTAAATACAATACTATTTTTTTTTCGTATTGAAAATTTATATTACGTTTTTTTAAATCATCAATAACAGTATCTTCTAATCCGCTTCTATAACTAGAAGTCGAATTTTTCTTCTGAAACCGAAACATTTTGAACTGGTGCTATTTTACTAGTCTCAACATATTCAAAGCCATCTTCTTGGGCAAAACCAAAATTATCTTTAGCTTGGTTTGTTTCAACTAAATTTAATAGTTGAACAGCTTGTAATACTAACGTAGCACCACAACCTAGAATATTTGTAAAGTATGGTCTAATCTGGTAAGCAACTTTTATTGTGCTACCTGAATAAACAACTATAGGCAAAGCAATAACTTTTCCTTTAGCATCAAATACTTTTACTTTTTTTTCATATTCAACACCAGCTTTTGTTTTACCTTTAGCTTTTTGTTTAAAATGAAACTCAATTCCACCCTCTACTTTTTTATATGGTGAAAATTCAGATTTCTTTGTTGATTTATTTTTAGCTAATTCAGAAACTATTTCCTTATTAATCATATCAATTATAGGTTTTGCTTCTGCTTCAGTTAACTTTAACTTAACATTGTAAACTCCGTTGGCATCAAATTTAGTATCTGGTGTAAACAAATACGGATAAAATGCAATACCAGCAGGTGTTGTATATGTACTTAGTTTTATTTTTTCCATTATTTTATTATTTGTTGTTAGTTTAAAGGTTTCCAAGATTTAACTTGTACTTCCAAGAGTACATCTTAGGTCGTACTCTTTTTGACCTATTACTTTACTCACTACATAAAAAAGTATTTGCTATCTATTACTTTAGTAATATCTAAAGTTCCTTTTTTAGGTGGTGGTTCTAGTAATGCTTTTTGTTTATTAGGTAATTGTTTAGAAAAATCTTCGTACAATTTAGCTAAATAATCTTCCGTAAATAAATCAACTACAGATTGTCTAATAAACTTATGTAACAAATCAACTTTATTCGGGGTAGTTGCAAAACTGTCGTGAACCATTAATAAATTTGTTATAGGTTCTGGGTTGTGTTTACAACGTAACGCCACAGCTTGTGCTAAAGCACCATCTAGACTATGGGTAATATTAGGTGCTACACTACTTTGCATTTTTCTTACATCTAATTTATGTAGTTGTCTACGTAAGGTTGTATAAACTAAAGAACCAGATATAGCAGTCTTAACTTTAAACTTCTGTAAATACCTGTAATCTTGTGTAACTTTAAAACCCATAGGTGTAGTCCACTTCATACATAAATTAGCCTGTGCAAATAACTTAGCCACATTCTGAAACCAAACCATTAATTCAGATGCTTTAGGTACTTGTTGTTGTATATGTTTCCAATTTATATTAGCTAACCATTTACAATCTTGAAAACCATCATCTTTTAAAACTTTAGGTTTACCTAATTCTAATTGTTTTTTATATTCATCAAAAACCTGTTCACGAGCTCCAAATGGTTTTAACCCGTACACATACGTCATAATGTTTCGCTTTACGATACTTCTGGTGATGCCAAATTGCAACCAACGGTTAGCTTCATAAGAACCTTGACCAGCTAATTCTTTAACTTCTTTAAGAACACTATCAGCAACTATTGTGTAAATATCCTGTGGTTTATCTGACGGTGTAACATTTACTTTCCAAGCTGTTTCATAATCTCTAGCTAGTATACTTAGAATCTGTAGCCCACTACAAGTAGCGTCCATAGACACAGGAAGATTACAAACATAATCTAACCCGTGTTTTTTGTATTCTTTTAAATGAAAACAAGTTTGTAAAAACTCCATTGGTTTATCTGCATCACCCCAACCTCTGTTTTCAAAAGGATTATCAGCGTAAGAAAGCATAAGCTCAAAATTGTCTTCTGTATACTTAACCCGATCATCAAATGTTATTTTATCATTACCAAACGTGTTGGCTGCGTGAACAAACAACCAATACTTACCCCTGTCTCCAAGTCGTTCACCATTTTTAAAACATATAACACTTCTAATTTTTTGGTCAGATTGATAACTTAAATAATTACCTACAGTATATATTCTACCTCTCCTATCCATAAACAAAACAAGATAAAAAACATTCTCATTTAAATATTCTTTTATAATTGATATGGCTATAGATGTAGAAAGAACTTTTGAAACTCTAGCTATTTCATTTTTGTATTCGTTGGTGCAATCCCTTTTATATTTAATTAGTGCTTCTTTATCTGTGTTTACTAATTCAGTTCTTATAACATTTTTAGGTCTATTGTTTTCATCTAATAAACTTTCACGAGTTGGGAAATGACCTATACCTAAATCTCTATCCCATATAAATTCCATAACCTCAAACATAGTTTTATCTATTTGGAACGGAACATTTTGTAAGTGATTTACTGCTTCATAAAAATCTTTATGACCTTCTTCTTGTAATTCTTTTAAATAACTAAAATCATTTGTTTTAACTAAAGGTTGTTTAGATAAAAATTCATTGTAATAACCACCATTGAAAGGACTGTTATGCCACTCTCTAGGTTTTGAAATCATAGGTTTATAATATGGAGTTAACACACTACACTCAAAGTTCTTTTGGTCTACCTTGTCTTTTATCTCTTTCTTAAACTGTAGGAAATTAACTGTTTTATTACGGGCTACGTTAACTCCAACTACTTCGCACAAACCCGTGCTTTCAATGAGTAAATCAATAAGTTGTTGACCTACTAATACTTTTTTGGATATGTCCCAATCTTCAACTTTAACTTTATATTTATCTAAGGTGTGACTAAATACTTTTCTTTTGTGTTTAACATTCGTAGTTCTTCTACTTAAATCGGCGGCAATCTTATAATGCAAGTTAGGCATTTCTTTTTTAAATATTTTTACTTTGTACTCAAACTCCACATTCGTACCTACACTAATAGAAGTTTGTAATAAGTTTTTGTTTAGTGCAATACTATCTATTACTGACTTTAGTGTAGTTAAAGCTACGTTCTTGCTATCATTTAAATCACGTAAAGGTTCGGCAGATGTCTTACGTACACCAGCTTTATCGGACGCATAGCTATCTTTTACAAACTTTTCTATGCGGTTAGCTAAAGGTGTTAGTAGAAATTTTTGAATATAAATAAAAGGTGGGGTAACACTTAACCTACCTTTTTTAATATTCTTATCTAATGTTTTATAATATCTTTCTCTACCACTACTAATCATCTCCCCTTCAAGGAGTTCTTGTTTAATCTTCAAGTCGTGTGTTACCATAATCAAAACATCTATAGACTAAAACTTCAGTACCCATATAAAAGGTTGCAGTTTGTTTTCTACCTTTACTATTTATAATAGTTTTAGTGTGAGTTAATCTTTCAAAAGTATCGTGGCAACCATTGTTTTGTTGTCTAAAATATAATGGTTCTCCAGTTACTAACCAAATTATTAAAAAATTACTAATCATGCAGTAACCTAACTCATACCACCCTGCACTTTCAAAGCGTCTCTTAAATCGTCTTTCGTTGGGTGATTATATCTTTGTGTCATTCGTATATCTCTATGACCAACAACTTTTTGTACTACTTCTATACCCACTCTACGTTTAAGTAATCTAGTAATGTACGTGTGTCTAAATGAGTGTATGACAAAGTCTTTTTCATTTTGCATATTCATTTTTTTACGTATCATTGACCAACTGTTTTCTACAACGTGAAGTTTGTAAGGAAACGGACTTACTAGATTTAATTGTTTTCTTTTTTTAAATATACTTTCAACTCTTTCAAATATAGGGACATACCTAGTGTCCCCATTTTTAGTATCTTTTAAACAAATAAATTCACCTTCAAGACTAGACCACGTTAAGTTTAGTAGTTCAGAAACACGACAACCAGTCTCTACTAAACACACCCACAAATCATTAAGTTCATTATAACCACAACCTGTGCTTGTTAGCAATAGTTTATTTTCTATCTCTGAAGTAAATATAAACTTACGCTGATTATTTTCAGTCTCATACTCAACCATAGGTATGCCCCATTTAAAACTAAACCCGCCCATACCTCTTGAATATGTTATCAATTTAGATACTGAAGCTAACTTCCTATTAATTGTAGCTGCTTTGTATTTTAGTTTGTCTTTACAATAAAACTTAAAGTTCCGAAGTATATCTGTGGTTACATTTTTAAATGGTTTATCTGCACCATACCAACCCATAAATACTTCTGCGTTCTTGGCACTCGCTACCCCACTCTTTTGTGTAGACCATTCTCTTAAAATAACTAGTTGTAAGAGTTCTCTTGTAGTAATGTTTTTGTTTTGCACTTTGACCTCCGTTAAGTTCTGTGCTTATAATTTGTTTAATAAAACAAGTCAAGTCTTTTTAAAAAATATAATTGAAAATCAAAACGCAATTGTAACTCTAAATCAAAACGCAATTGTAACTTATGATAGTAAAATTTTTTTAAATTTTTTTTTTCAATTTTTAGTTGTAAAACCGTAGGTTGTAAAACTAGGAGTTGTAAAAATGAGCTGTTTTTTAATTTTTAATATGGCTAATATGGCAGTTATAATTATTAAATTTGTTAAGTAATTCATTTTAAATTATCGGGTTAAGTTGTTTTTAGTTTCGAAGGTAGAGCAAAATTAGCAGTTAACCCGTTTATTTAGTCGCAATAACTTAACAAATAAACAATAGGTATTAATAACAATATCAATACTAAAAATATTGTGAAATCATTTAAACTGGCGATTGCAGTAATTAAAATAATACAAAATAAGATTATTAAAAAAGTACCGATTAAATTTTTTAATATATTTAAGATATTCAAAACCCCCTAATTTAGTTAAAATTAAACCTTTTAAGATGTGTTATCACACTACCCGTAGTATGTGATATTTTTGCAACACACAAGTAATAGTATGTATATAACACCTATAAATTAAAATTACAAGCCCTAATTGTATTTTATTTTTGTAGTCTTTTATTGTTTTAATTATTGCAAAATCACTCTATACAATCAGATAGGTAGATAAAAATTGATTTAGGCGATTAATGATTTTAGGCAGTTTACAATATTTAAAAAAATCTGGTAATTACAGAATTAAAAATTATTCTAGTAATTCATACGAATTTATTACACCAAATTACAATGAATATAGTCGTATTATTTCATATAAATTTAGAAATATAAACTTTAGTAATTTTGTAGAAATTAGGTCTTTTATTAATAACATTAACAAAATTAAAATTTAATTAAATGTGTATTATTTTAGTAGGTAAGCC